CCCGCCACGAGGGCGTAGTCGGGCACGTCATCGACGACGACGGCACCGGCCGCGACGACCGCGTGCTTTCCGATCGTCACCGGGCCGACGATGATGCAGCGCGTACAGAGCCAGGCGCCCTCCTTGATATGGACGGGACCGCCGCCGGACGTGACCCGCCGGGCCGCGCCGAACTGCGTCGGGTCATGGCTCCCGGTCAGGATCATCACGTCGTGGCCGGAGAAGGCGTCGCGCTCGATCGTGACCTTGTGGATGCAGTCCACGAGGGCGTCCATGAGCACGGATGGGTGGATGTCCGGCTCGACCCCGGTCTCTCGGCTGGTGAACTCGAACCCGCCGAGCCGCCTACCCATGTCGCTCGAGGGTGGCGAGGCCGTATTCCGGCTCGTGGGCCACGACTGCCCAACCTTCCCGGGCGCAGAACTCGTCTACCGCCCGGGCGACCGGCGCCTGGACGTAGTCGTGCATGACGATGCGCGCTGGCGAGAGGGACAGGGCGTAGACGAGCTCGCCAGCCGTGTGCTCGTATTCGTGCGAGGTGTCGATGAAGACGAGGTCGGCGTGGCTCGGGAGCTGGGCGTGGACGTCTTCGCTCAGGTCGTCGCCGATGATGTACGTCCAGCGCGGGTCGTTGGTCACGCGTGGGGGCTGTGAATCGCGCTGGATGTCAACCGAGTAGAGCCGGCCATCGGCGGGCAGGCCGTCGAGCAGCGCCCACGTGCTGACGCCCTCGCGCACGCCGAGCTCCACGATCGTCCGGGCCTCGGTGGCGAGCCGGGTCAGCGTGGCGACGTGCGGCGCCATGTCCACCCAGCGGTGCGCCCACTCGGCGAGGCTCGTGGCGATCTCGGGATTGAGGTTCACCGTCGCACCGCGGTGAATCCGCCCGGCCCGCCGACCGGCCCCGAGAACGTCACGACGTGGGTCGCGCCCAAGAGCGAGGCGATGTCCGTCTGGACGTGCCCGCGGACGTTGTGCCACTCGCCGACGATCCGCTCGCAGCGCCCTACCGCGGGGTCGTCGAGGAAGACGTACTCGCCGCCCTCGTTGTCGATCTTCAGGAGGGCCACGTCGCCGTCTGCGAGGTCCGAGAGCGTGACACCCTGGTAGGTGATCTCGTCGTGCTCGTTCTCCCCGCCGTGGTCATACGCAAGCGAGCTGTTGCCGATGAAGGCGTGGTGCTCGGCCGTCTCGCTGCCGCGGTAGCCGTACCAGACGGTCACTTCGCCACTGCCGGCGGCCCCTTCGATGACCGTCACCCGGTCTTTGAGGCCGTTGAGGACGACGTTCTCCCGGAGGAGGCGGGCGTTGTCGGGCACCGGCTCCACGGCGATGACGCGGAGGTCGGGGTTGTCCAGCGCCAGCCCGAGCGTCACGGCCCCGATGTGGGCACCGATGTCCAGCGCGAGCCCTGACAGGGTGAGCGGACGGAGCCCGTACTCGTCCTCGTTGAGGGCCGAGAAGAGGGTGTTCCAGTCGGACGAGTCGGTGCGATAGCGGCAGCGGGCGGCCTGGCCCCGCGGCGTGTAGAACATGGCCTCTGCGAGCGCGTACACAGGCACCTCCGAGAGCGCGGGGTAGGGTGAAGCCCCAGAAGGCGCTCTCTTCTGGGGCTCCATGGGCGTGGCCGGACGTCATCCGGCGCGGTGGGGGACTAGGGGCGCGGGCCGCTAACTGCGGTCGACTGCGCCCTTCACGTGGGCCATGAGGCTGTGACGGAGCATGTAGAAGCCGGCGTACCCGTCCCAGTCAGGGATCGCCCGGACCACTCGGCCGCCCGTGTACAGGAGCGAGCCGGTGTTGCCGGTGCCGACGCCGAGGATCGAGGACCGCGTGTCGAACGCGGCGCGGTAGCGGTCGATGTAGGGCGCCGACCAGCTCCGGGACCGCTTGACCTGCGCCGCCGCGATCACGACCGTGTACAGGGGGATCTCGATCTCGTATTCGCTGAGGTCGATGCCCCGGACGGTGTAGCGCCAGCCCTGCCCCTCCTCGGGGAAGCCGGTCAGGTGGAGGGCCTGTTCCTTGTTGAACATGCCCGGCGGGGCGTCGGGCCACTCGTCATAGTCGAAGGCCGTGCGGATGCCCGTGATCGCCCCGGCGGTGGTGGTGATCGTGGCGAGCAGGGCGTCGAGGTCGAGGGTCAGGCTCATTCGCAAGCCTCGTGCTCGTCATCCCCGCCGTCGGTGTAGCGATCGAGGATGCGTTCCAGCTCTTCGGCCCGGGGATCGTTGAGGAGGCGCATGGCGAACCACAGCTCGCGGAGCTCCCAGACGAAGAGGCGCGTCCGGTCCATGTCCGCGATGCGGACGGTGACGGTGAGCGAAGCGTGGGTGCCCTCCCTCACGGGAACTTCCGGTTCAGGGCATCGCTGATGCCGGACACGAGCGCGTCCACCACCTCGTCGACGTTCTCCGCGAGGGCTGGTTCAGCGGCGGGGTGGCCTTCGCGGTAGCGGGTGCCCTGATCCTCGAAGACGGCGTACTCGCGGGGGTCGCCGCGGTTCGTGCCGTCGCGGGGCGTCTTCCACGCACCCGTCTGGCTGCGGCTGTACTTGCGCGGCGAGCCGTAGCCGGGCTGGGGGCCGATGCGGACGCTGAGGTCGTCCACCCGGTGTCCGAGGCTGCCTTGGTACTTGCGGGTGACGGTGTGGACGCGGCGCTTCCAGCCCGCCTCGACGATCGTGCCCGCCCGTTCGAGGGCCGGTCGCAGCGCCGAGTCCAAGAGGTTCGGATCACCCAAGGCGCGGGTGATCTCCGCCAATCCTCGGACCTTGATCGAGATCATGCGCCCCACACTCCGGGACTGATCCAACCCGAGAGACCGGACCATAGCAGACCCTCGACCTCGGGGTCACTCTCGATGAAGCCCCGGACGCCCTTGGGGTTGACGGCCACGGACTGGTCTCCCGCCTGGTAGCGGCGCCAGTAGAGGATCGCGACCGAGAGCGTCGTCTGTTCAACGTCGTTGGGGACGTGGTCGAGCCCGGCGTAGCCGGTCACGCCGATGTTGGCCGTGCCGAGTGACCAGTGATCGACGATGAGGCCCCGGAGCGAGGTGGCGGGCTCGGCGTAGATGATCGCCCGCTTGGGAGTCTCGTTGTACGGCCACAGGCGCCAGCTATTCGATGAGACCGTGGTGTCGTCGACCGAGACCGCCGCCACGCTGGCGAAGTCGTCGATGAACAGGGTGTCCGTGCCCGTGCCATCGTAGACGCGGGTATTGCTGCCGACCGCCGTCCGCGAGTTGGACGAGCCGGCGAACCCGACGTAGCCCGTGCGGTTCTGTTCGAGGAAGCCATCGACCCGCGCCGAGGCCCGGAAGATGATGGACGAGAGAATCCCGTCATCGACCGTGTCCGACGCCGCGCCGGTGAGGCCGACGGCTTCCTTCAGCGCAGCGAGCGAGGTGTAGGCGGACATTGGCCCCTACTCGTATTCGACGGTGACGCCCGCGGTGTTCGAGCTGAACGCCACGACGAGCCCGCTATCGAAGCCGATCCCATCGACGAGGCCGATGCCGAACCGGCCCACGGTGTTCGAGCCGACCGCGTTGAGGTCGAGCACGCCCTGGTTGAAGCTGTGCGCGTCATCGATGCGGATCGACCCGCCCGCGGCGAGGACGCCGTGGAGGCCGTAAAGGGAGCCCGGAGCGCGCTTGACGACGTTGTTCGAGCCGGACGAGAGGAAGGCGTACTTGTGGGTGCCGCGTGCCGCCATGTCAGTCACGCTCCAGTTCGACGGTCCCGCCGACATTGATCAGCTCGCCGTTGCTGGCGTTGACGCTGGTCCGCAGTTCGAGCATGTCGCCCGCGGCCACGCGGTCGTTGGAGGCGCGGATCGTCCCGCCCGCCGAGCTGAGGTCGAGCGGCACGGTGATGGGTTCGACGAGGATGGTGGATGCCGTGTTCGACCCGAGCGCCGGGGCCGAGGTCTGGCGGTAGAAGTCGACCTTCGATGGGAAGGTCGCGTTCGAGGTCACGGAGGTGGCGAAGGCATAGGCCGACCGGATCGTCCCCGCCTCGTTCACGACCACGCGCTGGTGCGTCGTTGTGTAGGCGAAGTTCGACGCGACCGACGCCGTCCGCGGGAAGGTGAGGACGTAGCGGTCAGGCACGGGTGCGCTCCTGTGGGGGGCGGGCCGGGAGGCCCGGGGGAACCTCCCGGCCCTGTGGCTTACAAGACGGTAATGTCATACCCCACGGCCGTGTGCGTGGTGGCGATGCCGGACGGGATGAGCGCCTGGCGGAAGGAGCAGGTGAGCACGTTCTGGTCCTTCTTGATATCGCGCCACGACTCGATCTGGAGCTCGCGCCGGAAGCCCTGCTTCCAGGAGTTCTTGTTCACGAGCACGAACCAGCCGTCGGTGTCGTTCGTCGAGACCGAGGTGGTCGTGTACAGGCCGTCATCGTCGACCTTGTCGGTCGAGGTGCCCGGGATGGCCTCACTCAGGAGGACGGGGATGTTGAAGACGCGCCCGACCTCGCCGGTCAGGATCGTCGCCTGCGGGCCGTACTTCTCGAGCGTCTGGAAGGCGGCCACGTCCTGGATGCTGTTGGTCGTCGAGACGCCGGTGATCATCAGCAGGTCCGAGGGTCGCGCGCCGTACTTGCCGAGCTTCGCCCGGGTGTTCAGGAAGAGCGTCGTCGTGAACGCGCCGGCGAACTGCTTGACCTGGCCCGTGTTCGTCACGAGGCAGAACTTCCGCAGGCCGTTGAAGGCGAGGTAGAAGCTCGTCGAGGCCGGGGCGGTGTCGTCGCTGTTGACGTTGCCGGTGCCGCCCGTCTCGGTGTCGCCGTGGACGATGAGGTCATCGATCGTCTGGGCGCCGCGGCGGACGAGGTTGGCCCGGATCGCGGGCACGATGGGGATGATCGAGTCCTCGGTGAGCTCGCCGGAGAAGTCGACCTCGGCCATGACCTTGACCGCGGTCAGGGTCGCGTTGCCGGTGTTGAGGTCCGAGGCGGTGACGGCGGTGTTCTCGGTCGAGGCGAGCCGGAACGTCACGTCATCGTCAAGCGTTGGCAATGTGTACGGATTTGTGGGCATGGCAACCCGCGGGATCTGCGAAGCGACGACGGTGGCGAGGTGGATGTCGGTCCACAGGTCCGCCGAGGCGAACGTGGGCACCCACTCGTCGCCGGCATTGCCGCCGGTCGAGGTCATCGCCTTGGCGCGGGCCTCGCGGAAGTATTCGGCCGTGTCGTACCGATGGACGGCGGCGGTCGCGGGGTTCCACGACTTCAGGCCGTCATGGCGGGGACCGGCCCGCAGGGCCTTCTCGGACGCGGCGACCATGACCTGCCGGCCGCGGGCCGAGAGGTTGTCGCCGGTGATGCCGAGGATCTTCGATGCGAGGTACAGGGTCGAGCCGATCTCGGCGTCGGTCGAACCCACGGACGTGTACTTGTCGTCGCCGCCGTAGACCGGACCGCTGTCGCCGGGCTTGGCCTTGACGCCGCCCTCGTCGAGTTCGGTGCGGTTCGGGGTGTTGAGCGCGTGGATCTTGGCCGCGAGCGCATCGAGGTCGATGCCCTTGGTTGCCTCGGGGACGACGGGCTCGGGGACGTTGATCGCGGCGACGGCCGCGGCGATGGCTTCGATGGCCTCCGGGGCGAGCTCGACGCTCTCCACCTCGGGCTTGGTGTCTTCGGACATGCTGAAAGACGCTCCTGTGCGTGGGCCACGGGAGCGCTCCGGGGCAGCGGGGTTGATTGACGCAGCGGGTCTGTCGCGCCCGCTAGGACGGCTTGTGGACTCCGACGATGCGGAGGCGGCGGGGGAGGGGATCGACCTCTTCGTCAGCGGTCGATTGCTCCACGTTGACGAGCGGCGGCCAGTCGAGCGACTTCATGGCCGCGATCGAGGCGTAGGGGTTGGCGGGCGTCGGGGTGGCGGTCAGCTCGACCCACGGCCAGCGCAGGATCTCGCCGGACTTGGCGACGACGACACCCGCGGGGTAGGCGCCCGAGCTGAACGACAGCGCCTCCTCGCCGATGAGGGAGCGGATGGCCTCGTACCACTTCGAGCGGAGGTCGAGCTGGGCCTGCACCCAGATGCCCTCCTTGCGCTTCTCGAAGTTGACGACATCGCCCATGGGATCGGTCCCGACGCGGGCGTCCCAGGTGTGCTGGTAGAGGAAGGGCCGGGAACCCTTGAACCAGTCGAACAGGAAGTCGGTCTTGGGTGAGAAGAACTCGCCGTCGAAGTCGCGGCCGATCCCGTCGTCGCCGGCGAAGGGGCCGAAGAACGGCATCCCCCAGCCCTCGACGGTCGTATCGGAGCCCTTGGCGAAGCGGATGGGCGACTTCATCGGCGCGTGGTCGTGCCCCGCATCGCCGTCGTGCATCGTCGCGTGGCGGGACGCCATGTCGGCCATCGGCATGTCGCCCATGTCGCTCGCGCCGTGACCGGCGGGGGGTTCGGCCATCATGTGCCGCCGCATCGCGGCTTCCGTCTGGGGCATCGCGCTCATCGTCCGACCTCTAGGTGTTACATCGGCGTCAAGGTGGGGTGTAGGATTAGGCGGTAGCGCGGGTAGGTGGTCCGACGGGACTTCCTGGGCTGATAGCGGTCCTGCCCCGACCCCGCACATCGATGCCGGGCGGGAACCGCGCTACAACTCCCCGGTGTTAGCGCTCAGGCTCCGGGGACCCGACGTCCACGCCGTATGGCTCGCGCATGAGGGTGTCGATCTCTCGGAACCGCTGATACGCGGTCACGTCGGTGCTAGACTCCGGTTGCGCTCTGCGGGCAGGCGGGCCGACAACCGGCCTCGCAGTCTGGGACTTGAATGTCCGGGCCGTGCCGCCCTCTGGCGGTACCGCGGCTGCAGCCTGCGGGGCGCTCTGGCCGAAGCCATCCCCGACCTCGGGAATCCACGAGCGGGTGCAGTTGGGGTGCCCAAGCGGTGAGCCCTCCGCCTCGTCGAGCGGTACGTGCTCCCGGCCGTTCCAGGAGGCGCAGGCGTCGTCCGCGTCGCCATCGACGACCGTGACGAGCAGCACGCCCGCCGTCCGGTACTGCCCGAGGCCGCCGAGGTTGTATGCGGCCGCCGTCTCGGTCCGGGCGATCCGGTCGACGCGCCAGTCTTCGTAGCCGTCGAAGAGCTCGCCGAGCGAGGTCCGCATGGCCTCATGCGTTGCGCCGGCCTGAAGCTGCGAGGTCACGACCCGCTGCACGTCCGCGATGGTCGTGTTCTCGATGCCCTTGCCGAGGAGATCGAGGTGCGACGTCACCCGGGCCAAGGCGGCCTCCGAGGTGGGGATGGCGAACGACACCTCTACCGCGAGGGCGCGGGCGGCCTCCGTGGCACCCAGGGTCACGCTGGCCTCGATGGGGGCTTGGCTGATCCGCCGGAGACGATCCCGGAAGCGCTTCGAGCCGATGATCTCGATGAGGCGCTCGAGGAACTCCTGTTCTTCCGGCGTGGCCTTGCCGAAGGCGTTCAGCACCGCGTTGCGCTGCGCCCCGAAGAACGAGCCGAGGTCCCGCATGTAGGCGTCGCGGATCGGGGCCAGCACCGTCTCGCGGCTCTCGATGGACTTGCGGGCCTTGGGGGGTGCCGCCTCCTCCGGAGTCACTGGCGGAGGAGGCGGCTCGGGGGGCGCGACGATGTCCGCTGTCGAGGTGAGCGCCATCGTGGAGGGGATGAGCTGCATCGCGCCCACGGCCTTGTCGGTGTGGGGCTCCATGCCCATGACCGCCCGCGCCTCGTCCACGGTCACGGCGCCGGTGTCGGCCATCGCCTTTGCCCGACCGACGACCTCGCCCTGGTTCTCGTTGAGGGCCGCGATGTGGGCGTAGTCGAAGCGGGCGACGAGCTTCTCGTCCGTGAGCAGCGGCAGGAGGCGGAAGGTGATCGCCTCCGCGATCCGGTCGAGCCGCGGCTGCAACGTCTCCTGCCACAGGAAGTCCACGGCCTCACTGGCGTTGGCGAACGTCGCGTCCTTCATGCCCAGCACGAGCACCATCGGCACACCGAAGGCGGCGGTGATCTCGTGAACCCGACCGGCCCGGGTGGCGAGCCATTCCGCGTCGCGGGCGTTCTGGGCGATCGACTGGTAGGTGGTCTTGGAGCCGAGGATGGCGATCTTGCCGGCGTTCTGGTAGCCGCCGACGGCCTGGCTCCAGCGCTTCTGGAGGAGCTCCGCGGTGGGGTCGCCCAGCGGCATCTCGGACGACAGGATGCCCGGCGGGACGCCGAGGTTCTTCTCCAGCTTCTTGTCCCGGATGGCCGCGTATTCCTCGGCCATGACCGCCTGCCGGACCGCCGCGATGCGCCCGAGGCCGTACCACCGATCGAGGGGGTTCGGCCAGCGCAGGTACGTCATCTGCTCGGGCGTCCATGCCGCGTCGCTGTTCTGCTTGACCCACAGGTAGCCGCGGATCGTGCCGTCGGGGTTGGCGACAATCCTCCACCACGACGGGTTGACCGGCCAGAGCTCGGTGCCGATGCGGTTGCGGGTGAGCATCCGCCGTCCCGCGAGGGGCCGGACGATCTCGATCGGCGCGTGGCCAACCATCTCGAGGTACGTGATGATGAGGTGTCGGAAGTCCGAGCCCGTCATCTGCGGGTTCGGGTGGTCGAACAGGTCCTGGACCGGGTGCGACGGGTCTACCGGCGTGAACTGGCCCTTGGCGTCGAGCGTCCCGAACCGCAGGGGCGGCATGGCCCCGTTCTCGGCGAGGATGCGGGCGCAGACATACGGCCACGTGTCGTCGGCGTAGGTCGAGAGGATCGCCCCGTCGTCCCAGCCCTTTTCGAGGGGCCGGTCGGGGATCTCGTCGGCGCCGAGTCCGATGATGCTTGCCTTGGCGCCGAACAGGCGCGCGAGCGTGTCACGGATCGCCAAGGTTGGCTCCTAGGGGAATCAGGCGGAGCGACACGCCCTGAGGGTGGAACGGGAGGCGGGTCACGTAACCATTGGTTACACTAGGCGCGTAACCCGTAACCAGAGGCGTAACCATAAGCAGGGATCGGGCCGCTTACATGCGGGAGTACCGGAAGCGCCAGCGGCGCGAGACGGTGATGAACACGACCATGCCCGCTCAGGCGGTGCGGGACCTGATCGACGCCGAGGACCGCATCCGTGTGCTCGAGGCCGAGGTGCGCCATCTCAAGGCCGAACTGGCGACACGTCCCGCTGCGATCGTGGCCTCAGGCTTTAATACCCGCCCATTCACGCCCGTTCCGAAGAAGGGGAAGTAGATGCTGACCGTCAGCGGAGCCCTTGAAGAGATCATTCCGGCCCTGTCCGCCGCGGGCCTGTCGGTGGCCGAGATCCGAGCAATCAGCGAGGAGACACAGCGACGCATGGGACGAGGAGGGACTGCCCGCGAGTGGCTGACGACGATGGGTGCCGTTGTCGCCGAGACACGCAATGACCTCGCGATGCGGGCGTACATGCTCGCCATCGACGAGTGGAGCGGCGGTTCCGAAGGTCAGACGTAGAGGATGACGCCACTTTCGGCCAGCGCCATAATTGCGTACCTGAGAGCGTCTGCGGCGTCGTCGCCTTCCTCGATGGGCTTCTCCCGGAAGGCACCCGTGGAGCGCTCGGTGGCCCAGCGGTAGTTGGGAAGCTCGGTGAGGAGGCCCTGACACGACGGGTCGACCGTCAGGCCCTGGGCGATGGCGGCGGCCACGGCGTTGATGCCCGGCATCACGTCGTTCGTGGCAGGGACGACGCCGAGGCCCTTGCGCTGGCAGGTGGCGATGTACTCGGGTTCGGATGGGTCGGCGTAGAAGGCTTCGATGTGGAGGGCATCCTGGAGGCGCAGGAGCCCGGGGATGATGTCCTCGATGAGCGAGCCCCGCCGGTAGACCTCGCCCAGCACCGCGAGGCGGCCGGAGCCCGATACCCCGACGATCTCACAGGCGAAGGCGTGGACGAAGCCCCAGTCGATGCCGGCGATGATCCGCTTCCACGGACCCTCGGCCTTGTGGATTTGACTGTCGGGCAGGGTGTAGATCGTGCCCTCGGCCGTGACCCACAGGCCCTGTCCGAGGCGCTTGCCGAAGACGTTGTCCGGCAGGCCCGCGATGGCCCGCTGGTAGTCGGCCGGGAGGAAGCGGTTGTCGGCCGCGGTGGCGCTGAAGTAGTCCCGGCCCTCGACAGCTGCGGAGAACCGCTGCTTCAGCCAGTGGCGGGGGTGGCTGGGGTTCGTGGCGGCCATGATCTGGTGCCACGTCATGCGCGGGTCGCGGAGGCGGCCGATGAGCAGGATCCAGTCGCCCTCGGTCAGCTCCACGGCCTCGTCGATGAAGATTGCCGCGCCGTCGAACGAGCCGACCTTGGAGGGGACGCCGGTGATCGGGTCGGGGTCAAGGCCCATGAACCAGATACGGCTCGGCGTCCGGCCGGGGCGGGCGACCTCGACCCAGTTCTCGCTGCGGTTCCTTCCGGTGACGTAGGCCGGGTTGACGACGTCCCGCCAGAACGTCCGCTCCGTCGTCGCCTTCAGTGAGGCCGCGGTCTTGCGGACGATGGCGAACTGGGCACCGGGGTTGTCGAGCGCGAGCCAGTAGATCTTCTCGCAGCCGATCCGGGACTTGCCGGCGCCCATCGCCCCGGAGTAGAGGACTTCGGGAGCGCGGCTATCGTAGAACTGCCGCTGGGCGTCGTTGGCGAACGCCGGACCGAGGCTAGGCCGGAGCGCCCTCAGCAGGTGTTCCGGCGGGGAGGCCGTCGATCCAGTCGCGGAGCCGTCGCTTCTCGTCGTCGTCGAGGTCGTCAACAAGGGTCCGCGTCTCCGTCCGACTGGTGGGTCCGCCGCCCAGGAGTTGCGACTTGTCCGTAGCCATGCCCGCCGCCATCACGAGGTCGCGCGGCTCGAGCAGTCCGGCCTCGATCGCTTCCAAGAGCGCCTGCCACGCCACGAACGCCGTGATCCGGGCGGCGTCGCGCATTCCCTCTTGCGCGTTCTGGCGCAGATCGGCGTACTTGGGATTGTCCAACCACCCCCGCAGCGTTGACCGCGGGATGTCCGCTTGCTCGGACGCTGCCAACGTCGATGACGCCTCGGCTGCCACGATGGCGGCGACCTTCTCAGCCTTCGTGTACCGGCGTCTCGTCACTGGTCAGCCTCTCGATGAGCGCGGCGATGTCATCGACCGTCTCGGGTGTCTTGGGGTTCGCGGCCTCGGCGATGGCCTGGTCTTCGGCCGCCAGCAGCGCCTCGTCATCGTGTTCAGCGTCGATCAGGGTCATCAGGAGTCGACTTTCGCGATCTGCTCGATCGCCCGAGCTACATGATGCAGAGCGCGAGAGATCGAGAACAACCCATCCACGACATTCGCCGCTTCGCCATTTGAGTCGGTCTCGTTCGGACTGATCAGAGCGGCCTCGATCGTCAGCCCGAGACGGGTAGCGAGATAACCGATCTCGCCTTCTGTCACCTTCGGATCGAAGTTCTCAGACATGCGGTGGCCCGCTGGTCCCACCTGCCTGGACGGCCGGCCCCGATGGGGTGAGGGTGCTCGGATGACGAGGTTGTCGGATAGCGTACACCCGCACTAGGCGGCCACCTCCGCTGTTCGCTGCGAATCGGACTTGTCGAGATAGGTCGGGCGGGGCTCGGGCTGCTCGCGGTAGCGGTCCCAGAGCATCGCGAGGCTGCGGTACATCACGTCACCCTGACACCATTCCGGGATGCCGTGAAGGGTGGCGATGTCCGAGGGTCGCAGGACTTCGGGGACGAGGTCGCGGAGGAACCGCCGGCGGTCGGGGTCGCTGATGGCCTCGAGCGCCCTGCGGAGGGGCGTTCGATACATGCCGTCTTGGTCGACGCGGCTCGCCACCCTGACCCAGACGTCGGGTTGGCTCCAGGCACGGTCCTGCTCGTCGTGGGAGAGCCGTTCGGATGGGGGATCCATCGCGAGGTACGCCCGGACGGGGTGGCGCATCTGCGGGTCGCCGTCGTCGGCCACTTCCCTGATGGCGTGCTCGAGGCTCGGCGTCTCCGCGACGTAGGCGGCGTGTGCCCAGTGGAGGAGACGCGAGAGCGAGCCCGGCATGGCCCGGCGATCGTGGCGCTCCCGGCTGTGGTCATGGGCGGCGGCGTAGGGCTCGGAGCGCATCACACCACCACCGGAGTGAAGCCCTGACTCAGCAGCAGCCACATGAGGACCGCGCCGGACAGGGCTCCGAGGAGGTAGCCGATGACGAGGTCGTCACGCTTCACGGCCAGCACCATCGGCCGTGCCCGCAGTGCTCCTCGTCGCAGTCGGACCCGTGGCCGAACAGGAAGTCGAGGAGTCGGTGCCAGAAGCTCATGCGATCCCCGCCCGAGTCGTGGTCAGGTCATGGATGCCGATGGCGGCGAGACCTGCGACACCCCCCGTGAGGGCGGCTTGGAAGATGTCGAGCCGGGTGACGCCGATGGACGCGGTGACCCACAGCGCGACCTCGGCGAGGATGACGGCCACGCCCACGGCCACGATGGGGCCGAACCGATCGCGGACCGCATCACCCGCGCCGTCGTGGCCGGCAGTGCGCCAGATGAGCTGACTCAGCATCGAGACGATCGGTGCAAGGCCCGCCACGGTCAGGAGCGCTGCGGCCTGGGGATCAAGATCGAGCATGACTAACCTCCGTACAGCACGGCTGCGTTGACCGCCGCGTCCTTCACGGCCCGCGAACCGTCCCGGAGCCCTGCCGCGACGCCTTCGGCGCGGGCGGCGTTGACGAGCGGGCCGCAGTCGATGGGCGGGGCGGGGTCGCGTCCGGCGATGTAGTCGTCGAGGAGCTTGTCTACGGCGGGATCGCCACCCGGGACGAGGGGCACCCAGTCGGGTCGGAACATGTAGAGGGTCTTGCCCATGCGCTCCGTGAGCCGCCACGAGAGGCCGCCCGCGGCGATCTCCGCGATGCTGCGGATCACGACGTCGACCCCGACCCGTTCCACGATGGGGGCGGCCCGGTCGGGGCTCTCACGGAAGACGCCGTTGGACTGCGTCCCGGTGACGGTCGGCTTCCATTCCTCGCCCTTGATCGCGGTGATCACCTCGTCCTCCTCCTCGAAGTAGCGCCGGAAGACCGACGTCTTGTCCCGTGCCTCGCTGTCCCGGTACCAACTGACGTGGGTATGGGTCAGGTGGCTATCGGAGCCGGTGGCGGGCGGGATGCCCTCGCGGTCCCAGCGCACGACCTTCGCGCCGTCCGGGCTCCAGATGACCTCCCGGATGTCCAAGGTGTCCACGGCGCTGCTGGCGCACTCCCGGGCGAGCCAGTTGGAAAGAGCTTGCAAATCTTTAAGGCTCCCGCCGACCTTGCCGATGTCGATGGCGCTCGCGGCTTCCGTCAGGGCGGGCTCACGGTCCCGGGGGCTCGTTGTCGAGTAGGCGCCGACCTTGAGCTGGCTCTGGCCGAGGTGGTAGCTCGTGCCGGCGGTCTGGTGGGCCGTGTCCCCGACTACCCCGAGGTTGACCGCGCCCTGACTGACGAGGTATTTGCCGAGGGTGACGAGGGTCGGGGGCGCAACAGTCATGCCGGGCTCCGACGTCGTTCGTTTTGCTTGACATTGGCGCAGGTTCGACACATGCGCGTGTTTGGATAGGCTCGGCGCACCCGCAATGAATGACCCTGGTCGCACGTCGCCTTGCGAGCGTTCTTGGCCGTCGGCGAGTCGCCGCGCAAGATGTTCTCGCGCATCGTGGTGGGCTCTAGGTGGGCGGGGTTGACGCACAATGGCACCCGGCAGAGGTGGTCGAGCGTCAGGCCATCGGGGATAGGCCCGACGAACAGCTCGTATGCGATCCGGTGAGCGGCCCTAGTCAGCCAACCCCTTGGCGTCGGCATGCTCAGTCGGCCATAACCCTTGCCGGCCTTTGCGCCTGTCCACATCCAGTGCTCACCGACGTACTCAACCTTGCTCATCAAGCGTTCGGCGGTCGTGTAGTGAGTGACGCCACTCATTCGAGGCCCACATTCACGTGGACGTTGCCCAAGGCCAGCCCGAGCGCGGTGAACAGGGCCACGACGAGCTTCCAGTTCCGGCCCGCGACGTCGAGGACGAAGCGGATCGATCCGAGGGCGCCATCCTTGCGGGCCTGCGAGAGCTCGGAGCTCCGCACGAAGGCGTCGAAGCGGCTGTGGATGGCGTCGCTCGCGGCCCGCGTCGCAAGGTGCTCGTCGCCATGGGCTCGGGCGTACTCGTTGAACTCGCGCTGGCTGCCCTCGATTGCCGCCATCACCCGACCTTCGAGGCCACCGAGGTCCTCGCGCCAGTCGTCACGGAGCCGATCGAGGGCCGCAATGAGGCCCAGGCCCACGGGGTCAATGCCCATTCGGCCATGTCAGGAGCCCGCCGGGCACTTGGCGCGGAGGATCGGATCGCGCACACGCTGGCACGAAGCAACGTTAGCTGCGAACGGACCCCGTGCCTACTCGGACGATGTTTCTAGGTGAACGGGCGTGCTAGACGGCCGGATGCAGCTCCAACGTGCCCGGCGGCGCATCGAGATCCCGCTCAATCCGCCACCCGAACAGGCGGCGCGTCCCGTCGTCCCCATTCTTGGGGTTCGGCCCGACCGGAGGCGGGGAGGCGTTGTAGAGCGCCTGCATCACGTCCCAGGAGACGCGCCAGACGTGCGGCGGCATGTCGTGGGGTGTGCCGAATGGCCGGGCGAGCCGGGGATCATCCAGCCCATCATCGAACGCCTCACAGGCGGCCCGGTGGTGGGCACGAGCGATCTCCATGATCATCCCGCCCATCCTACGCCACCCTCCCGAAGATGATGAGCACCGCCTGGACCGACGTCGTCACGCCCAAGCGCCTACGGACCTCCACGAGGTTGCAGCGGACCGTCGGCAGGGCGATGCCGAGCTCGTGGGCCGTTTCCTTGTACGAGCCGGTCAGGGCGTAGACGTAGAGAACCTGACGCTGGCGGTCGGTGATGCGGGCCGGGGCGAGGGTCACGCGAACGAGCCTGCCGTTTCCGCACCCACCTGTCCTCGGCACGACGCCGAGTAGTCCGGGGCTGGCCGCTGACGAGGACTTCCACGGCCATTTGACGGATGCGAGCCGTTCTCGTCGCTCGGGTACCCGATGCATCGCTCCCGGCTCGTTCGCGACTCGAATGCTAGCACGGGCTCGACACCGCGACGGGGGGTGGTCATCGGTTCGCCAGCTCCAGGAGGACGTCGGCATGGCAGGGCTGATCGAGCGGGCACCAGCAGGCGAGGTCGTGGCCGCGAATGTCGGCGAACAGGTCCACCTGAACCCCGGAAACGCCGGTCTGTCGGATCTCCTCGGGGGTCATCCGCCCGATGCTCGCCTCGGCCGCCGCCATCGCCTCCCAGCCGATCCGGTAGTCCTCCACGGCGTCGGCGGCCGTCATGGGCCGATGCTCGCCGTCATGCGTCCCCCAGCGACACTCGGCGCAATCACCGACACGGGCGTCGTTGCCCCATCGCGACGGCCGTCCAACGTAGATCGCGCCCTCGGGCATCCGCCAGCCCTTGGTCCGCTTCCGCTGGATACGACGGGGGGTGGTCATCACGCGACTTCGTGCGGTTCGCTCCGCACGCCCGAGAGATGATCGGCCAGCCTCGTAAGTGCGCTTTCAGGGCTGTCGCCAATCCCGACCATGCCAGTTGACCTGAGGCCGAGATCAAGCCGGCGGACCGCCTGAGCCCGCCAATGAGCACCGCGCCGACGTGCGCGCACGCTGCCATCCGGGATGAACGTCAGGCCGCGCATCACCCAGCCCTCGGGCATCTGCGCCATCACGTCGTCCCAAGCGTCCTGCATTGAGGCGAACCGGCGCGGGCTCACGGTGCCATCCCAGCAACCGAGAACAGCCCGTAGAAGAACGCCCCGACGATGGCCCCGGACACGAGGGCGAACACCAGGAGGGTGGCGATCACGGACAGGGCGTTGAGGAAGTCGCGGATCATTCGGGCTCTCCCGGTGTCTCGGCCAGCCCGCAATCGCAGATGCCCTCGCCGGTCGTGGCGTCACTGGCGAACCAGGACGAACACGAACGCGGATGGGCGGGCTCTGACGGTGTCTCGGCCAGAGCGCGGACGTAGTTGACGGCGGCGACGATGAGCGCGGCGTCGGGATGCTTCTTCCAGTTCGGGCCGATCTCAGCTGCCGTCTGCATGACGCCCGATCCCGGACGGTTGCCCTGCCGGACCTGAAACACCGGCTGCGCGAACTGCATCCCCTTCCGGGCGAAGCCCATGACGTACACGCGGCCCATCTTCACGGTGGCGAGATAGGGCGAACCGGGGCCGTCATCGAACCACGCCCATTCGCCCGATGTCGCCGCTTCCGAGAGCGCCCGCAACTCAGCCGGGAGTCCGGGGGCGGCTGGGGGTGGGACGGCACGGAGACGGCTTAGGAGCATCTGCGCCTCGCCATAGGCTTCCTCGGACCACGGCTCCTGCCAGAGAGCCATAAGCCGGTCGAAGATGTCACTCATGGGGCTCTCCCGGTCGCCACCATATGCGGCCCTGGTGTCGCAGTCCTCTCGGGGTCCGGGGGCGGCGTCCCGTTCGCGTTGCCCCTGCTCGTATCCCTCGTACCAGTCGTTCGAGTGAACGTCAGCGGTGACGTGATCCCCGTCCGAGTCGATCCATTGACACTCCAGACCGAGACAAAGGGCCCCGTCGCCGTGCCAGCCGAGAAGACCGGAGTCAACGCCGCAGTCGCCGCAGTGAACGGGACGTATGCTGTACTCCATCCAGCGATGAGCGTGGGGTGCGTCTTGGGCTGTCATTCAGACTCTCCCGGTGTCTCGGCCACCGGGCAGGTGTCCCAACCGTTCTGATGGTGGTCACTGACGCACGCCCCACAGAACGAGACCAACCCGGCGCACCGCTCGACTCCAGCCACGTGCGGCCACGGTCCGTAGCACGAATGACGATTGCCGCGGATGCCTCGCTCGCCCAGCTCGTCCCGGCCTTTGAACGTGTCGCACGGCTGAACACCGACGCTGAACGCCGACTCAAAGACGTAGGTCATGGCTGGGGCTCTCCCGGTGTCTTGGCCAGAGCGCGGACGTAGTTGACGGCGGCCTCTCGGAACTCAAACCGCGCGGTGAAGTCTTCCCACAGACCGCTGGGGTGCCTTATCCGCCATCCGGCCTCGCGTAGTTCCTCGGCCGTCGCCGCTTCCGAGAGCGCCCGCAACTCAGCCGGGAGTCCGGGGGCGGCTGGGGGTGGGACGGCGAGAAGCCGGTGGTATTCGTCGAGGTCGCCGTTCGCCCGAAGTGCAGCACGAACATGGCGATCGTCGCGAGTTGAGTCAAAGCTGGGAGCTGCGATGTATTCCCGATGGAGGGCGTCCTGAACGAGGGCGACATGGGCCTCGTCGGGCGGCTCGGGGGTATCGGAGGCAGCTTCGATGGC